CACTTATCTCATCAACACTTGGTGTAATGGTTAATGGAACTACAACTTGATTACCTGCTTGAACTTTTACTGTTGAATCTGCTGGTAAAGTTAAGAACACATCAGTCTTGGCTAAGAAGTTTCTCATTTCTTGTTCTTGAGTTCTTGCCCATTCACTCGGTGGTGTTCCATTACCCCAACGATAATATGTTGTTCCGTCTACACTTGGTGTAGTTGCTGTTCCGTTTACATCAACCTTAACACCTGTTAAATTCATATCACCTGTAAAGTAATATCCGATATCTGAATCATTATCAGTCCCAACGATATCTACTTGTTTAGAAGCATCAGTTGTTGAGAATAAATAATCTGGATTTACATCACTTCCAAATGTAGAACTACCTGCTCCAATCTTAATACTCAATGTATCCAAACCTGTTTGAACTTCGTCCATTAATGGATTTAAATAAATCACACCACCAGCATCTTGTGTTAGTGTTGCGGTTTCTTGTGCTAAATCATCATCAACAAATATACTGAACTCTCGTCTTTGGTTTTTTGTGACTCCATCATATGCTTGATAATAATTTAAAGTTTCTGATGTTCCGTTAGATTTTAAATTATCTATGGATGCCCAAGATTGATAAGTTTCACCATTGGTGTGTGTATAGGTATTGTCAAACACTCCTGATGTGTATGCCCATAAGAAATATGTATCGTTTAATTGGAATACATCATCTCCGTCTACATCACCGATTAAATATGCACTTGGTGTTGCAACATCAATATCATTTGAGTTTTCGTACTTGTTGGATTGAAAATTAAATGATGCGATAGCGTCATTGATGTTAGTGATTGCACCTCTATCTAATAAATAAGTTGTGTGGTCTCCAACGACATCTCCGTCGTCTGGTGGCCAGAACGATACACGATATCTGTTGTTTCGTGGTAACGATATATTAAAATATCCTTTATCATCTGTGTATGTCCAATACCAATAACTTACATCTTTAAACCCTTGATTTTGAATTTTTTGGTCTCCGGTTGTTCCGGCATTTTGTTCATAGTATCTCATATGTTGATACCCTAATGCAAATGTTCCGTATTCGTCGTAAGTCCCCATAACATCATCATTTAGAGATTCGTCTGTTAAACTTGTTGGATAATTAATATCTCTTATGTTTCTCCAATTAGAAAGGTTATCTGGATTGGTTTCATCTACTTCAAAACGAACTTTCATAAATGGATATTTGTTTCGTGAGAATGCATTTGTTCCGTCGTATTCTCCAATGTATCTCATATATCCTTCAATGTCTACAAGTTTCGGGTGTAGTGTGATGTCACCACGAGCACCTCCGTTGTAAGTTCTTTCTGCTGTATAGGAATCACCCCAATTACCATCAATGTAAACTTTATAATTTAATAAGTAATCATCAGAAGCATAAGTGTAATAACCTGATGAACCATTGTAAAATGTTGGTATTCTAAATGCTCTTGGTGCGAAGTCATCAACGACATCATTGATTTTAAAATATAATTTTATTACTTGTGTTTGAGTTCCGTCACCATTACCAAAAGTATAATCTGGTGTTCCGTCGGAATTGGCATCAACTCCGTGAGAAACCATTGTGATTCTTAACCAATCGTATCTGTTGTCGGAAATACTTTCTTCATATAAAGTTTCTGATGTTCCAACGGCTAATGAATCTTGATAACCGGTGTTTGCATAGTGAACCACTTCAAAAGAATAATCTGCACCTGATGATTCATCACCTTCAGTCCAATCGTCAATATAATCTCCTTTAACAACTTTGGAATCTCCTTGTGACCAAGCGTTGATTGATGTTTCACCTGATTCTACCCAAGTGATTAAGTCGTTATCAAAGGCAATATCAAATCTAAGTGCAGTGATATCTGCACCATTATCATCTAATGTGACTTCCATTTCCAAGACTTTATCTCTCCAGATATCAAAATTATTATTATCGTATGCTGGATTATTAACATCTTGTGCTAAGAAGTCATCTAAATCTTGTGTAACTGAGTCTTTCCACCACATTGCTGGTGTAGACCAAGTTCCTAATTGTTTTACTCTGATGATTGGTGTTTGACCAAAGGCAAAACCAAACATCACTAATGACATAACCATTGTTTTTAATGAACGAAACATTGTTTTCTCCGTTGAGTTTTTGTCATTAATAAATATAAGATTAGGGTAAAATAGGGTTTTAGATGTCGAATCTAACTACAAAAGTTGTAGATAATGTTTTGGATAACTTAACCGGTTGACCTGGTTTTGCTATTGCAATTAAATCTCCTTCTTCATCATACAAACCTATTTGAGTTACATAAGGATACCAAGTTGAACCGGTGATTTCATTGATTGAGTGTGAAGCAGGTGTGTAATTAGAAGAAAAACTACCTGTTCCTTCACCTGATGGTCGGTCTCCTGGTGGAAACAAACGATATACCCAACTTCTATCAGTATCATTAGTGCTTGTTGCAGGAACTCTTATTAATCCTGCTCGAGCTTTTGTTGTACTGATGTTGGAACTCATATTAAATTCACCAGCTGGTGCTCTCAATACATATTCATATTCATTTATTCTATGAGTTGCTTGATGTCGTAAAGTATATCCTGTTCCAAATCCAACATCTTTGTATGAACCTTTTTGATTAACAACAATTAATCCGTCGGAATAAAATACATTACCAATAACACTACCACTTCCGTTGGCATCAATTCCTTGACTCATACTAAATGAACTTGACTTGTGTGCAGCAAAACTTGCTGAGTGTGCATAGTCAAAAAGGTTTCCATCTCCGTCATCACGAATATCCCAAGTTTGTCCATTGGAAGTATCGGATAACTTTACTGAACCTGGTTTAATTCTTTCACCATATAAATCTCTTGTAATACTAAATACCGAAGAAGATAAATGTAAACTTCTGGATTGTTGTGAATACTTTTCTATACCGAAAGGGAAATATGCTGTTTTCGGTGTGTTGAGATTAAAGAACTTATAATATCTGGTGTTTAGAAGATTCCAAGTTGGAAGTCCGTAAAATTTTGTTGATATGGAACCGGTTGTAATGGTTGTGATTTCATCTGACGAACTTACATAATTTTTAAAAGAACCTGAACGAGCTTTTATAGAATATACACCACTTCCACTATCGTTGTTGGTAAATGAAAAACTTTTAAAGGTTTCTATTACTCTGCGTGATTTATCAGACGATTCGAGAGTCTTAAACATTTGGAACTCCTAATAGTCTAACTTAACTTTTATGACTGCTTCCCTTGAAAAAGATTTTAATACTGGTTGACTTAATTTTGCTACTGCTATTAAATCGTGGTCATCATCATATAGTCCGACTTGTGTAATGTAAGCTCTTGGGTCTCCTTTAAAGGTAGCAACTTTAAACTTACCGGTTGTTTTCACTCCGTCAGCATCTATACTTCCAGTTGAGTAAGTTGGGTTAGAACTAAAGTTAAATTCATCATTTCTTGCTCTAGCGAAGTAACTTATTGAATTGATTTCTTCTTCACGACGAGCTGCGAAATATCCTGAACCACTAATTGCTGTGAAAATCTTTTGTGCATTGTTATCAAGTGTATTGGAACTTCTACCTGGTCGTAATTCTATTGAACCACTATCGTTTCTACCGACCCACTCTGGATTCAATAATATGATTCCTAAGTCTGGATAGAATAAACCAGCTGCACCAAGTACTGTTTCTAATGATGCTGCTCGGTGAGTAACTGCTGTTCCACTTGCAATAGAACCCGATACAACATTATAAACTCTACCAGAAACATTAACACTTGTATTGGTTGTTGCTCCACTATCGTCAATTAATTTTGTGATACCACCGGAACCTGAAATTCTTAACTCCCAATTACCTGGGTCAACTTTTTCTCTCATTTGTGCTCTATTGAATGCTACGAAATAAAAGTCATCATATCCTGATGATGATGCTGCAGGTGCTGCAGTAAATGTAAATTTATTGGTGTTTGGTGCCAAGATTACATTTCTAAATTGTCTATAAAGTGCTGCTGTTTCTCTGTTTCCAGAAGTTGTCTTGGTTGTGTTTCCAATAGAACCACTTCCGTTAATGTGTGCATATCCAACTGCGAATTGAACTTGTGCAGTTGAATTACTTGCTGCTTCTTGATATACTTCAACATAAGATGCTGATGTATCACCTAATAAAGATGCCGTATGAAACGCTGTTAAAGTTCCTGAACCATTACTGAATAATCCTGATGTTACGACTTGTCTATCGACTTGTGAAATGTCGTATTGTCCGAATGGTTTTAATAATGGACTTGGTGTTGTATTTCCAGTATTTCCACCATCACCACCATCACCACCATTTCCACCGTTACCACCATTTCCACCGTTACCACCATTTCCACCATTGGCGTGTTGTTGATTGTAAAGTGTAACTGCTGCTGGTATTCCTGTTAAACTATCAATCAAAGAAAAATAATCTCGGTAATCACCTGGGGTTACTCTACTTTCTATATATCTTAACGCATCAACAAGACTTGTTGTTGGAATAGCGTTAATATTTAATAATGTATGTGGCATATTCTTTTATCTCCTAAAAATCATTTTTTGAGTTATTCTGAATTACTACACTCGTAGTTGCACCTGTTGTCTGACCTGTGATTAACACTACGGTAGTCATTATAGTGGTAGTAGTATTTTCTAAATTCTTAAAGTTTACTTTAATTTCACGAGAGTCTCTAATGGTTTGAGAACCTTTATTATCACTACGACTAAATGAACCGGTTCTTCCGTCTGGTGTTGCGAGTGTTGCTACATCAGTATTTAATATAGTGAAAGTATAAAGTTCACCCACTCCATAATTTTCTGTTTCTGGTGAAATAGTTCCGATACCATTTGCTCCAAGAGTCAATGGTGTTGATACATTTGTAAGATTTGCCAATGAAGGTAAATCTTTATCTGCGGTGAATAGTTTGTATCTCATCACTTGAGTTTCATCAATGAATGCTTCTAACAAAGGCATATTTTCTAATACTGCCCCGTAGTAAGATGACCCTTGTGGATGACTTACATCATATAAATTATAATCGATTTCGTCGTCAGCAAAAGCATATTTAGAAATGTTGAAATTACCATTTCTTGCTAATTTTTCACGACCCTTTTTAGTTAATATCGCATCTACTGTAATTGTAGTGTTGTCTAAAAATCCCATTATTTTACTCCTGTGATAATAATATAACTATTCTTATTCATTAATAAATATAAGAAAGTTAAATTTTATTATTTAGTTTTTAATCGTGATGTTCCTGGTTGTTGTGTTACAAGTTTTGTTGGTGTTGTAAATGTAATTTGAACTGGGTCATCACCTGTTTTATCTGTATTTTTATTTAATTTCGTACCTACATACATCAATCTATCTGATGTACTATTTGCTGTAATTCTTTCTAAGTCTGTTGGTTCTAATGAAGAACTCCAAACATATAAGTTACCTGGTATTTTATATGTTGAACCAAATCCATTTGCTGTTGATACACTTAATGAACTTGTGTAATAAAATTCTCTAATCTTATTAAATTGTGATAATCTTGAACCACTAATAAATGGTTGAACTGCTTCTTTAAATTCAATGTTAGTTCCACCTTTAGTTACACTTGCTGTTGCATAAGCATTACTATCAATTACTCTTGGATTTATTTCATTGATATGAACTTGTGTTGCTCTGTTAAATCCACGAATTGAACCAGTAGCGTATGCCACGACACTTTCGTAGTATGGAAATTCTCCTGATGATTTTATAATGTTATTGTTTGAACCACTTATAAATCTGGATATCTGAATACCTACCTGATAGTCATTTGCATTTTCATAATAAGGTTGTGTAGTTTGTGGTTTTTTATTAACTCTTTGTTTGTTTCTTTCCAAAATATTAGATTCAATTAAATTACCGAAATCTGATTTTGCTCTTGCCGGAACAAATTGTTTCAATACTTCAAATACACTATTATCGTAGAAATCTAATATTCGTAAATAATCAAAGAAATGATTGTGTCCACCGACATATCGTTTAAAGTATTCATTTCTGGTAAATGATAATCCACGATACGAAGATTCAAATTCATCTCGTGGGTCTCCGATTTGATTATCAAGATTAAAGTCTGCTAATGTATAAATAATATCTTCATTGATTACATCTGTTGGTGAAAAGTAAACACCAAGTTTATTTGAATCTATTGGTGCAAAATCTTGTGATGACTTTTCTTGTTTTTGTAATGATGATAATTGAGCATTTTCTGGAATATAATTATCTTCCAATCTAATCTTAGTTGCATTTCTACGAGTTCCCACATTAGGAACTTTTATTTTTTCTTGGTCTACTAATGAACGATAGAAGTTTCCTGTAAATCCGTCAACATTACTACCTGATATATTTCCTGAATATGTTTTTAAGTAAGTAAGATTTGATGCGGTTGGATTTGTTTGTAAATTTCTATTATCATCTAATGGTAATCGTATTAATAAATTATCATATGCTGATGATGTATAATTACCATTATATGCTTTTGGAACACGAACGTGATTATCAAATACACTACCACTCAATGCTTCCGACCACAACCTGAACTCCATTAACGAACCACTAAATTGTGTTCCGTCATTTCCTAATCCACTACCACCTATGTATAAATCACCGGAAGAAGTATACGCTCCGTTGAATAACACATTTGTTGTGTTAAAACTTTTGTTGTCTGAATAAATAATTCTTTGTCTGGATGAATCATATTGTTTTGTAGTTAATTCATATGTTGTATCCTGTGATGTAAGTTCACTTGAAATTTCTGCACCAGTTGATGTTAACTTTCTGGTTAACATAACTGACCACATATCATCATTGTAAAATGGTTGTAATGATGAAGTAATAAATTCTTTTGTTCCGTCCGAACCACTAATACTAAATCTTAAATGTCCGTAATTGTCTGTTGCACCATTGTCTTGTAAAGATATTGCCCAACTTCCGTCATCAATAGAACCTGACTTCTGAACTAATACCATTGAACCTGATGAACCAACACTATATGGTGTTCTAAATCTAAATTCTATGGTATTTGGATATAAATTATTTTGAGATTTCCAATCAGTTTTAATGTATTGTCCTGCTTTAAAATCTAATGCGTAGGTAAACTTTCTTTTAATTTCATAACTTACTCTTGTTCCTTTATCTGGCCCACCATACTCTCTAACTCTCAATACTGAACTTGGTATTCCGTAACAATTTAAAATTCCTTTTAATGCTCTTTCTGTTCCTTTTGTTTTGATAAAGTAAGGTAAGTTTGCTAAAATTCTTTTCCAAGTTTCTTCTGTTAATGCTTCACCTGATGATTCGTTTTTACTTGTTCCGTCGGTATTCTGTCCTAATAAAAATTCTGATAAATCTACTAATGCATTTCCGTCAAAAAGTTTTACTCCTAATGCTTCGGCATAGTACTTAGCAACATCTTTTGATATACCTTCCGATACATTATTAACTCTCATATTGATATCACTTAATGATTTTACATAAGTCCAAGTTTCATCAAATTGTTCACCCACCATATCCATAAATTCTAAAAATACATTATTACTTGGGTCTTGATTTATATGTTCTGGTAAAGAATTTCTCAAAGAGTTTTGATTATTATAATCGTAATTTGAAGCACTTGCTATCATATTGTTGAACCAAGTATTTGCCTGTGAACTTCCAATTGCAGCTAATGTGTATGGTGCTGATGAATTGGTTTTTGGCCAAGATGTATCGTGGAATTGTCCATTAGACCCACTTGAATAAGATGAACTTTGAAAGTATAAATAATCTTCATATGGGGTAAACGAATCAATTACTCGTTGTCTTTGCTTTTCTATCTTTCGTATTTTTGGTAAAGAACTTGTTATTGATAACAAAGAAGAACTATTTGAATTATATCCTTCAATTAATTGTAACTTCTTTTCAAAATTACGAAGTCTTCTTTCTGCATTTGAAAAGTGAACAAAGTTTCCAAAACCAGTATCATCTGCTTCAATAGTTAAGTCTGTTGTGGTTTTTTGATAATCAATATTTGGTTGAACATCTAATAAACTACCAGAAGTTAGTAGTCTTTCTAACTTTCTATTTTGTTCATCATCACTACCTAATAATGTATTGTGACTTTGGTAATCTGATGAGTTTGGTTGAATATCATTTTGAACTCCGTCAAAATTTGCCGGTAATAAAAATGTATCATTTACGACTTGTCTTGGAATCAAACTTATATTGTCTTCATAATCAAAAAATATTTCTTCAACTATGGTTACCGGCGATAATGAAACATTTTCATTGTTCGCTAAATCAATATTAGTTATTACATTGGGTTGTAATGGTTGTTGAAGTTTTAAATAATATCCAATGTTACCTGGTATACGATATTCTTTTGTATTGGTAATTAAGTAAAAATCATTATAAACTTTTAGATATGTTTTATAATCTGCAACATCATTTAATTTAGTTAAAATATAAAAATTTTCAGAATACATTTTATCAAACGATAATTGTTCGATTTGTTTTGGAAAAGTGTAATCTAAATTTCCTATTTGGTTAATTTTAAATCCTAATTCTCTTAATTGATAATAAAGTTCTTTTAAATTTGCTTTTACTTGTATCGTATTTTTATCAATAACTTTTACAATTTCAGTAGTCCAATCAATGTAAACATTTGTAGAATTACCAGAATTATAAGCTACATTAACATTTAATTTTTTATTTAAATCAATATTGTCACTATCATTTGCTTTATCATATTGATATGGAAAAGTACCTTTTAATTCATAATCATTATTACCGGAAACACGTTTACTAAACTCTCCGTCTTTGGGGCCAGCATCGGTGGTCATCCATATGCTAGATGGTAAAATAGTTAAACTACTGATGTTTAAATTTTTTGTTCGTCGTTTTTCAAAGTATCCTTGATTGTTTGAAATATCAGTAGAGTCTTGATTTGAAACTAATGCAGATGGTACATTTTGTAAAAAAGGTACTGGTATTCTTGTGTCCTGTTGATTTACTTCATAACTATCTGTTGGTATTTTTACATTTGCATTAATGGAACCTGGAACTAAATAATTTTTCCAATAGTTACCACGACTAACCCCATCAACACTTCTTGTTCCTGAATTTGATATTAAATATTGACCTTTAAAGTGTGTTGGAATTAGTGCTTTAAAAAAGTTTTCAAAAACAATTCTATTACCTTCCATTGATTTTGTAAAACCATTGATATTATTGTTTGGTATTGTTAAAATAAAACTTTGATTTTCAAATTTATCTTCTTGGAATTTTATTCTTCGTTCTGTTGATTGAATAACACGAAGTGGATTGTAAATTAATTCTGTATTGATTTTAAATAAATCTCTGTTTAATAATTCTTGTAAATCCCCGTCGAGTTGTGGATTACCTTGAATTAAAACTTCATCCCTTGTGGGATTGTTATCGGTAATACGATATGAATAATTTTCTAAACTTAATTCGTTATCTTTGTCTGCATTTCCATCAGCATCAACTTTATAATACTTACCATTTTCAACTACAAATTCACCTTCATAAATACCACGACCATTTATATCATATAAAAAATCTTGTTCAGAATTACCACTAATTTGTCTTAAGAACTTATATTTGACTTTATAGTCTCCCTCAAATAATTGAAGATATTCTCTAAGGTGTTGTCCGATATTTAACTTTACGGTATCGCTGGTCGTTTGGTTTTGTTCAACAAGTTCATCATAATAAATTATTTTATCACCAATAAGGATATTGTTTAAATCATAAACAAATAAATGAACATAATCTTTTTGTCCAAATACACCTGGTGATAATAAATTACCAAATCCAGTTCTTCTTTTTTCTAATGAAAAGTAAGAAGTTTTTTGTGCTTTTGTTAATCCATAATCTGCCATAATTAAAATGATTTAAATTCGTTGTTAAGTTGTGTATTATATCGTGGTAAAAAAATTCTTGTTTTTAATTCTATGGTTACTAATTGATAACCTTCTTGTTCTGCTGCTTTACCAAATGCAAATGGGTCTTCAAATGATAAAAGAAATCCACGATTATCACGAGTTATTGTTTCGTTAAATTTTGGATTTGATTGATAATCAGTTCTTTGTTTTAAAATATTTAGTCGTTTTCGTTCAAGTTCACTTTGTTTATACTGACCGTAATACTCAGAACTCTGGACTGCTGCGTCTGTTGATTTATATGGCATTGATTTACCTCACTACTCTAAATTCATATCCGTCATCATAGAAGTTTATTTGTTCATCTGTGGTTCCACTACCACTAACTACTTTAATACCAAAACGATAATTTCTTTCTGATTGAAATCCGTTCATCCATAGATTAAAATAATTACCTGTGGAATCACAACTAATTTTTGAACCTGTTCCAAATGGAATAATTACTTCTTCAGTATCTGCGTCTTTTACTTGATAGTATGCAGATGCGCTCGGTAAGTATTTTACCGTAAGCTCTGCTGGTGTAGTTGCAAACGCAGTTGTCGGGTATAATTCTCTACCCACTACTCTAAATTTAACGATTGAATTTTCTTTATATTCTTCTCTTAGATTTTTAAAATAAACTTTTAGATTTTCTAAATTTGTTGATGTCAATGGTGATAAACTACCTGTTGACCAAGAACTATCGTCCCACATTACTTCCAACTTCGGTGGATAGATTGTGTGGGTTTCGGTTGAGAAGAATTTTAAGTTCCCTAACCTTGTTGAACTACTTTCATCTTTGGTTGTATCACTGCCTGGATTAAATGAAAAGTCTCTTGAACCTGTGTATAAAGATTCTCTTTTAATTATAAATCCTTGATTAGGAAATAATGATGAAGAATAAATATGATTCTTAACTAAATCTGTTACATCTATTCTAACATCTCGTGTTGCTTTGGTCATACTAAATGATGAACTAACTGAATATTGTCCACCTTGACTTCCTGTCCACCAAGCACCTCCGTCAGTCAATACTGAACCCGTAACCCAAGGTGTTTGAGAATCTTGGTTTCTATATTTATAACTTACTCCATCAGTAGTTGTTGGATTATCATCAAGTTTTCCATTACCTTCTGTCCAACTACTACCACTTACCATATAAGCAAATAGACTTTGGTTTCTCAATAGTTCAGTTGAACCAGCATCATACAAATTTAAATAATACTTTGCAGTAGAAGGAATTTTACCAGATTGTATTGATGATGAAATATCTGTATAATCAAATTGTATCAATACTCTGGAAACATTTTGAACACTTCCATTTTCTGCAACCACTTTGTTTACTTCAAGTATTTCATCTGCTCCGGTATTAATAGATGATGTTGTACCACCTGAATAAATCGTTGCGTCTTTATCTCCGAATATAAAATAATGCATTAAATCTCTCCTACTACATTTCCTAATATATCTTGATTAGGAAATTTCACTTCAAAGATACTTGGGTCTAATGAAGGATATACAACACCATTTCTTGTTGCTGTTTGTACATCATATACATTTCCACTATATCCTTGTGATGTGGTTGCTTTGTTTTCAATTACAATTAGTTGATTGTTTGGATTATTACTTCTCGGTGGAACAACACTTGCTACTCCGTCCACCAATGATATTTGATAAGCAATATCACTTAATACGATTGGTTGATTAATTTGCCATTTAGACACATCAAAGTGTTTCTTAACTGCTTGAACACAATTAAACAATACTTGACTTTGGTTGTATCCTCTTTGTTTGATAATTGCAAATCTAACACCAATATTAATTACATAAGCATTTTTTAGATTAATCGCATCTGTTAAAATTCTGTATTGTGATAAATACATTTTTAAATTTTGTTTTACTGCATTGTTTACTGATGTTAATTTTCTATCTTCATCATAACCGAGTAAGTACATATTCATAGCAAAAGGATTTGGGATTGTTGCTATTTCTCCATCATCATTAGTTTCGTATTGTTCATCTTGAACGATATATGCTTTTGCAATATTACCATATTTTTGTGGTAATGAATATACTCTTGTTAAATAATCTTGTCTGGTTACTGCTCGGTTTTGTGTATTTAAATTTGCTAATGCATTTTGTTTTATTTCTGTTAGTGTTTCTTTTGATGCTCCACCAGTTGCAGGTAAAATATTATTAAAAGATAAACTATCTTCTGCTGTTTGAACTTTTGTAGAATCTAAGTTACCACTATCAATTGTAAAAGTAATGTTCTTACCTGATGTGATTGAGTTTGCCCTGACATTGTGTTCAACTGCTCCACCATAACGATAAGTAACGGTTAGTGTTGTGTTGGCTGGTGCCAACCCATAAGCTTTTGTTTTCATAAAATTACTTGGGTCAAATGACTCATCTAATTTAGAAACACCAAATCCCAATGCTGAACCAACATTATCTGGATTTGGAATAATTACTTCGTCTGGATTATCACTAACACCTGCACCAAATCTAACTTCTGTTCTATCATTTTCGTTAACTCTGGTGATAAATCTTCTTGGTGTTTTTACTAATCTCAACATATAAGGTGTATCATTTTGATACTGAGAATATGTTGGGTCATTTAATGAAGTGTTTTCTATTGATTCAAAAATTGTATCTTGTGCTAAGAAAGGAACTTCATACCAAGTATTATTATTGGAATCAACTATGGAAACTATTTCACTAATTCCTGTATTTGCTAAAGTAATTTTATCAAATTTTTTAGCAGAACCAAATGTAAAGGTTTGTGAAGTTGTTGTTCCTGATTTTGCTAATACTCTTTTCTTTAATAAAAAGTCTGTTGGGACAACTCCTGAACTTGGTGTTACCATTTCGATTTCCATTGGGTCAAGTGAACTCGACACTCTAAAATCTACTTCATCTACTAATGTAAAGTCAACTCCTGAATCTGATGTAACGATTCCATTAGATGATATAACACCGGCATAATCTAAATCTGCTACATATCCACCACTCCCGTCTGACTTAGCAGGAACGGTTTGAGTAACTTCTAATTCTACTGATGCCGGAACTGCTGTTTTTGGTTTGTATCCGTAAGATTGTGCAATATTATAAACATTTTTCTTTTCTTCTGCGTAGTTCAATAAAGTTTCTCTATATTGATTGTCAACATAATAATTCAATACATCTCCAACATAAGATGCCATTTCTATAAACATCATACCTGGTGATGATTCATTGAAGTCATTATATTGTGAAGGAAAATAAGTTTTGGCAAACTCAATAAGATTTTGTCTAATTGAAGAAAAATCTCTACCGAGATAATTTATATCTTTTTTAACTACTTTTTTATTTGTGTTGTAATCAACTGCCATTTTATTCTCCTACTTCAAAAGTAAATGTGATTGTATCAAGTGCGTCGGGTTCAAGTGTTGTTGAATATTCTAATGATATTAAAACTTGATTAGGGTTTCTATCATCTTGAACCGCAACTAAATTATTTACATTAACATAAGGTAACCAAGTAGATAAAGAACTTCTAATATCATTTTCGATACTTTCTAAGTTTGTTGGTGTTATTTGTTCGAATAAAAGACTTTTCAAATTAGAACCGAAGTTCGGTTGAAATAATCTTTCACCTCTTTCTGTTAATAATAAATTTCTTATATTAGATTTTACTTGTTGTCTTATAGTTTTTGTTTTACGAAAAAACCCTTGAACACTATAATCTAAAGGAAATTCAATACCAACATAAATGTCGTCATCTCTATCTATTTCTCTAACATTTGCCATTATGGTCTAAAGTTCTCACCTTTTTTCTTATTATTGATTGCTTTCATCAAACCAGAATAATCACGAGTTAGTGCGTTTACTACATCTTCTGGAACTGAATCAACATTGACTCCTTGTTTCTTAATAGTTTGAACTGCTCCGACTTCTCGTGCCTTTTCTTTATTCTGACCTCTACCCAAATCTCCATATCCTAAAACTTCTGCCATATTGTCACTACCTAATACTCCACCACCCAATGTAGGCCATTCTTCATCTCGTGATTTACCTAATGGGTTCGTGTTGTTCAATACTTCATTTAACGCTTGGTTTTTCGTGTATTGTTTTTTAGGTTTTTGTTTTACTTCTGGTTTTGGTTTAGAAATTACTTCTGATAAACTAATTTCTTTTTTGTCATTAATAAATATCTCACTAAGTTGTTTTTTGATTTCTTTACGAACAACTAATTCGATTATTTTTACTAATTCGTTTTTCTTCATTACTACTCCTATTTCAACTTTACTATATTGCTTAAAATACTATCGTTAATTAAATTTTTTAGTTTACCTGCAAATGGTGTTGGTAGTGTTGTTTGTCCAGCACCAATGTTAGTATTTTCAATTACATCTAAAATATCTTCTAATAATTTTTTTAATGAATTACCAAGAACTCCTGGTTCTAAATTTTCATCATCACCTAAATTGATACTCGGTGAGTATATGTTAAATTCTTCTTTTCCGTGAAACACAATTCTATCTGATTGTAATGTAATCTGTGGTTTGTCTTTTGGACTAATCACTTTTTTCTCATTAAAAGTAAATTCTATTTCTTCGTTGGTTGTTAAATAAATAGAATTTTTTTCAGTATCTAAAGTTTCTTTATAAAAAGTATCTTCTTCCTTTAAGTTGGTTGTATTGATACCAGCAACAATTTTTACATTTGGTGAATCAACATATTTCTTTGAATCATCTTCTAAATTATTTTCAAAATAATCTTGTGATTGATTACTACCCAAACGAATTGAGTTTCCAAACCTACCTTGTAAAATTGTATCACCTTCACGAGCGATTAACTTTCTACTTCCGTTTGGATTTATAGTAAAGTATTTTCCTAATTTAAAATTCTCATTTGGTTTTGAAGAATAAGAACTTATATTAGGTCTGGTGTTTGCTATCGGTGAATTATTAACATTCAACTTAGACATATAATAATACTTACCTAAAAATTCAGTTCCCAACACCACTTCACCTCTAACTGGTATTTGTAAATTATTTGCGTCTAAAGGATAAAATACAAATGTTTGTTCTATTGGTCTGTTTTGTTGTGATACAATAAACCTACCACTAACCGCAGTTGTGTTAGAATCATTAACATCAGTTAATACATCTAAAACCTCTAAAGGTTCAAAATTTAACATTAGTTTCCCTTGTTGATAGAATTTTCTATTTCGTCTTTTTTGATTTGTAACTCTTGAACATCAGACTCAATAGCATTCATTAATTGTTCTTTTTCTGCTTCTGTTAAACCAAATTCATCACCTGAATCTGTGACTCTTTTTTCTGATGCCATAATTCTTTGAACGACCGTTGCTAATTTAACAAGTTGTTCGTCGTTCTTCACATTGATTTCTAAATACTCTTTGAGCATAGGAATAATCTGAACGGCAGTATCTCCGTCTTTAATAAACCCTACCACTTCTTTCATCAAGACTTCTAATTGTTTCTTATTAGTTTTGGAATTATCATAGATGTCTTTGAACACATCAGATAAGGTTTTGCCTTCAAATATTTCGTAATCGTGTGACATAGTTTTTTCCTATCAATAAATATAAGGTTATGGAAAAAAGGGTATATATATTTATATATCGGTTTATTTTTTTAAAAATACCATATAGTTATATAGGAAGTCGGGAAAAAACCGACTTTTGTTCATTTAAAAGGGGAAACTAAAATGAAAGACGCAATGAAATTGATATTGGATTCAATAGTCGGAATTAAAGACTTATTGTATCACATTATCGGATTAGGGGTTCTCGTACAATTAGTATTTGTAGGTGGGTTCTTAGGCATCGACATTGTTGGTAATTTGATTAATTTGGTAAATTCTTTTAGTAATGCAGGATTTGCTGGATTTCTATCATTTATCGTGATATTCGGATTACTCAACAAATAAAGGTGGAATTACAAGGGCAGTAGAAATACTGCCCTTTGTTATTCTAAAACTATATTGAAGGTTTTATTTTTAGAAGAAAGTTTTAGTGTATCTCCAATCATCTGTTTTGTAGGTGCTATCATATTATCAATCTCACCAAACATATTGGAATAACTAACATTATTTGTAGTGGGAACTTCATAACCTTTGAACTGAGTTAAATACATTGTATCGTAAGTTACATAAACAAATTCATCAGTTAATCCTCGTTTGTAAATGTATCCCAAAGTATCTCCGATAATCCAATATAAATTACTTTCCCACTCAACTCTATGTGCTTCAATCGGGCCGTGTTCATCTCCGACATAACCACTTACTCTATGAATTGTTTGAACTTTATCTCTATCGATTTCTAAATGATAATAACCATTCTCATCAATTGGTAATCTCATATCATATTCAACTACTGGATTTCGTTCAATCCACTTGGTCGTGTTATGTTGACAACCAACTAATAATAAAAGTAATATTATAAGTTGTCCCACGACCCAGTAAATTTCGTTTCTATTGAACCAGTTGCCAAGTAGTTCTTTTGTAAATTAGTATGATGTTTTTTCAGAACATTAATCACACGAGTAATGTGTTGTGTATTGGAACCGGTCATCTCTCTAATCAAAATGTATAGAGCTTTCTTATTAAAGTTCTCAATGTTTTGTCTTTGTTCCATTAAATACAATACTGAATTAGCAACATCTATATCTTGTTTTCGTTTGAAGACGGTAGTTAGATTGTTTGACCAATAATCAATGAATAAATCCATATATTCTTTTTGTCCTTCTAAGATATCTTCTCGTTGTGTTTCCCACATCGCATCTCTTTTGTAATCCGTTACGGACTCGTCATCAGTTTGTTTTAATTTTTTGTAATTGTTATTGTTGTGTAGAATTAAATAATTCTTTGCCACGATACTGAAATAACTAAATGCCTTACCTTTACCTTCGGTGAACTTATGCATATTCATATATAAGAAACTCACAACCTCGTGTTTAACATCTTCACTCGGAACATCAAAGTAATAAAACTTAAATGTGTGAATAATGTTTTCTGCTAACTTCTCAAATGGTTGTCTGATGTGTTCATTATAAATTCGTTCTCGCATATGTGGACGAGTTTCATTATTGTGTCTAATGATTGCTTGTTCAGTTACATCTGTAAAGTAATATCTTGTTGAACCTTTTTTTGCTTTTCTTGGCATTTATATCTCCTGTTCTGTTATTTCGTTTAACTCGTCTACGGTTTCTTTGATTGCTTGAAACACTACACCGATTTCATCATCAGCTTCAAATGTTCCTTTTTGGTCAATCTCTTTTAAAGTATTTTGTGTTTCTTGGATTCGTTGTGCGTAATCCTCAACCCAAGTTTCAAGTCTTTCTACTTTTCTCGTTAAGTTAAACACAACATAACTTAAAGTCAAGCAAATAATTGTTAATATACCATATATCATTTTTTTGCCTCCCCAAATAGTTCGTTAAAGATATCTTTCGCATCAGTTGATTTAGTATTGAACTTTTCTTTAACTTCATTGTTTGCATCAACTTGTTTATCGACTGCGCCCTTAATTTTATTTACTGACATCATAACTTTATCACTCTCAATTTTATCACCTCGTTTCCATTGGTCTGACTCAATGTGAGTAGCCATCATATCTGCTTGGTGTAAGATGTAAGCCATATTTGTTCTTACTGCCCATTGTGGATTAAACCCTTTAAGATATTTTTCATTTGCTTCTTCGTATAATCCATCAGTTAATCTTAATCCCAAATATTCCCACTCAGTCATTGGTATTTCAAAATGTTGTAATAACCAAGTTGACCTATCTGATACGGTCATATATTGTAGTTCGGGATTGTGTTTAAAAATACTACCTTGGTTTTTACGATGCCAATCTGATTCCTCTGGAATATAGTAGTCGTTTTCCAAATCTCCGACTTTACCTAAGTCGTGATGTAGTGCAGCAAAGATTAGTTCTTCGTCTGTAAAGTTTATTTCTGCACCATTGTTTTCCCACATAGATTTTACCTCTTGTGAAAATTTGACCACATGCAATATGTGTTCTACATATCCACCGACCATAGCATTATGATAATGTGCTCTACCACTTGCTGGTGCCATACACATTCTATCTTCAAAGTAATCATACATCTTGTTGAGTTTTTCTAATCTTTCTCCACTAAATGTATTGTTGATAATGGTTCTAAGTTCGTTCCAATTATCCATTATTTGTTGTTCTGTTAGTTGTTTCATTTTTCAATAACCTCGTATCTATTTTTTGTTAATCTTATATCTTTTTCAGTTCTTAATCTGTTTCGGTATCCGTTAAATTTTACTCTAACTCCCCAATCTCCCATATGCTTCATTATCTCATTTTTTGTTACGGACTTTTTATTTTTGATAAACTCTACCATTCTATCGTATGATTCTGTTTTACCAATCTGTCTTAAATTGTCCATAGAGTTTTGAAACATATCGTTAATTTTTAAAATCTGTTTATCCCATTTACTATCTTCAAATCGTTGTAATGATTTTTCAGAATATTCATTTCTAAAGTTTTCGTCATCTAATACTTTATTCATTAGTGTTAAAAACTCATCTGAATCTTTATAATATATTCCAGCATCATCTGCTAACTCGTGATAACTTCCGTCATCTGAAAACATATAAGGAACTCCAACTGACATTCCGTCCGTAGCAGATACTGCCCAACCTTCATATTTTTGTTTACAACAAACACCCACTTTACAAGAAGATAATTTAGAAAAATAACCATATCTATCATACTTGTCAATCGTCATATATTGTTTTTCTTTTGATTCTGCTAATGGAACCCACACTTCAAAGTCTTGTCTTTGTTCCCAAAGTTTATCCATTTGTTGTAAGAACCAAGGATAGTTTTTGTATGTGTGTGGTCTATGATTGTAAACAATTATATTTTTATCTGTTGTTTGTTTTTCATAGTTTGGTGTTTCCCAACCGAGATAATGTGGTTCAAGGATTTCATCTAATTGTTTAACTACATCATCATTAAATTGTTCCCTTGCATTTTTCAATACGAGTTGTTTTTGTGCTTCTGTATTGATACCACATTTCTCTTGTTGTAATAAACCAATAATGTTAAATGCTAAACCAACTTGATATTCATAATTTGTTATTTCCTTGAACTCAGTCCAATGAGTATAACCGATTATTGTTGGTTCAATATTGGTTGTGTTGAAAAGTAGATTCTTCAGTTGTCCAGTATGCTCCGGTAAATGACTATACACGATATCATAATCTGTATGCTTCCAGTCAATTACTTTCATAACTTCTTTAAATGGAAAAGACATTCTCATTGAATTAGGATATGTAAGTTGTGGAACTATTAATTGTTCTGTATTGTCAAATTGTAAACTTGATATTAACTTGGGTGATAAAATTGTCCAATGTAAATCATTTCTGAGCTTATTCATTTCTTTAATTATATTACCCAACACAACTACATAACTATCTTTCTCCAAATCTTTTTGGAAAGTTATATTTGGATACACAAGTATTTTATACTTGTATTCTTTGTCGTCTGATATGAATCTACTTAACGACATTATTTGGTTTCCTGTAACCTTGCTTCAAACTCCGGTGAAATATTATAACCTCTTTTTACAAGGAACTTATGAAATTCCTCCGGTGTTTTGTTATCTTTTTCATTGTTCAAAAGTGATGTTGTGATAACTAAGTTATCATATTCAGTTACACCACCTCTTGCAATGCCCAAACTTCTGGCGATATAATGGTCACCAGCTGCGTTTGATAAGTTTAATGGTTCACCTGTGTAGAAACATTTCTGTCCTTGTTCAAAAAACTTTTTCTGAACATCAGACTTAGAGAAAGTTTCTCTTTGGTCTAACTCAACCACTCCTGCTTTAGATTTGTCTTTGTTAAGTTCCAAATCCAAAACATAAATTTGAGCACTTATGCTATTCTTATTCAACCCACTAAATAGTGCGTCAAATTGTGGTAAGTCTCTATCGGGACTACCTGGAAATGTATGTCCGTGATATAGTGGTGTTTTGTTCTTTGAGTTTTCACTCCAACGAGTGTAAACATCAAACCACCAATCTGTATACATTTGTTTGTCCAACTTTCCATATGTGGTATGTAAGTCATACCCATATAGTAATAAATTGAATGCCATATTCTTGGTTAGTCGTTTCTTATTATTTGGACTAATTGTTTTAACTATCCCCAAACAAAAGTCCAAAAAGGTGTCAAACTCTTTTTTTGCACTTTTCCAAGATTGTTGAACCTTGTAAGTTGCTCCGTCTTTTTGTTCGGTTTTAACCCAATTAGTCAATGGATTTTCAGAAACTCCACTTCTCCAACCCTTGACTACTCCATAAAGAAGTTGAGAAAGAAATTCGTCTGCTTCCATTCTCCCATTTAGTTTTAAATTAGGAAAATATTTAAGAACTTGTTTTTCTTTCTTTGTTCCTACATTTGTAATATCACGACTGAATAGTTCGTGAACTTCGAATCTTGCATTATCTCTAATGTAAGATGATAGGAAACCTCTGACTGCATTTCGTTTTTCTTGTGGTTTCATATCATTTGTTTTGTTCAATACCTCTACAAATAACTCAGATGTCATTTCGTCTGAAAGGTTTTCATACCAAGTATTTGTTATTCTGTAATTTAGAATTTCCTCATATAGATGTGGAAACTTATTTCTCACATCTTGTGCGTTCATCTCACCAAGGTCTAAGTTTCCTACCATAAACCCTTTTGGTAATTTGAACTCATTCTTTAAGAATCCGATAATACATGCTCGTATTCTTTGTTGACCATCTATGATTTCATAGTAAGGTACTCCATTTTTTACGATTACTCTGATGTGTACCTCTGGTATTCTCGACCAAGGTCTACATAGAATTGTTTTAATCATATCTTGTTTAAATGCAAGAGTTGCAACTTTTTCTCGTTGATACTCTCTTGAACCCGTTTCAAGGGTTTGGGTGTTATACATTTCGTATAACCATTTTACTGAAACTCCACCCCTTGTTGAAAGTGGTGTAGGTTCTCCTGCTCTATTACTGAATACATCATTTGCTATTTCACATCTGATATAATCCTCAATAGACATTAAGGTTATTTGACTTTCATCAATTGGTGTAGTGTTTCCACTCGCATCCATATATAACCATTTTGATTCGGCATTTTCAGTTGCCTTCTGTTCTTGTGTAGATTTGATGTTATCTACTATTTTATCGATTGTCGACATATTTGTCTCCTATTCGTTATTGGGTACTCGACATCCATTATTCTTTCCCCCGTTATTATAATATCTGGATATCTGGTATCCACGATATAATTGTATATTAATATACAAAATTTTTTTAACAATGTCAAGTAAATTTTTCAAATTTATTATTTTTTTTAAAATTATCTAATGTTTTGTCAATACAATTAGAAAAATTATCTTTCCATTCAGTATGATTATGTTTATCCCAAGTCATATCTTGTATTTCTTTTCTGTCTATATTTCTAAAACTTTCAATAGCAGATATCAATTGTTCTGAACCAACTTTCTTATCCCACAATATTTTCTTATAATGTTTGTTAGATGCCGGTATACTTTCAGATGAATGTTTCATTTTCTTTGAATTTAAAATTATTGGAACTCCGTGAGATAATGCTTCTAATGCCGTGATACCCCAAGTTTCAAATGGCATTGTAGAAAAGTAAGTCATAGACTTTGATAAGTGTTCCATAGCTTCTGAATGTTTTATTCCCATTAATACATTATCCCAATTAGAATTATTCTCAATATATTTTTTTTCTTTTTCATTTATTGGATTAGTTGTAATAACCATACTTTTATAATCAGTATCTTTCAAATATTCTTTTAATAAAAAAGGTTTCTTTTCTGTTGGTTCACATCTACCGATAGTGATACAATCATATTCTATCTCTTTTAGTTTTGGTTTATCTCCGATTACATAACTTGAATTTATAAAACCATCAGCATCAAGATAGTCTTCTTTAAATCTTTTACCCAACTCATTAACTATATTGTGTTGATATTCACTAACAAAAAAACAAGAGTGATTGTGTTTCTTTAGGTTAAGTGCAGTTTTAATAAACGAACCAAAAGAAGGTAATGAGTGATATAAAAACATAATAGGAATTTCTGAATCTGTAATAGATGAACCAACAAAAGATGCTTGATGCCAATTAGATATAATGATGTCTGCATTTTTTTCTCTTGCAAAGTTCTTTATTTTTTCTGTGTTGTCTTTAGGATTTTCTTTGTTGTTAATATTGATAATGTGAACATCATCATATGTTTCCATTATCTGAACACAAAATTTTTCAATCCCACCAACAAAGTTAGTTTTACTAAACTTACCAAGGTGGTCATTGTATGGTAAAACTATCCTCACTATCTACCTATTTCTCCTAAGTATTTTTCTTTTGTTTCTTCCCAAGAAGTATTGATGATATCTTTATAATATAACTTCTCTGGTTTGATTCTGTTTTCTTCTAATAGTTTTGTATATCGGTTGATTGCTTTTGGTTTCCACCAGTTTTTAATATACTCTACATCTTGTTCATATTTAGGTTTCATAATTAATTCATCTTCTGTGATTTCACTTCTTAGAAACTCTTTTCCATTTTGATATAAATCTGCATAATAACAACCTCGTTTAAATCCGTGTTCATATTCTGCTCGTTTAATTCCTAATTCTTTGTAAATCAATTGTAGAATTTTTTGTTTGATACCTGTGACTGGTTGTCCGGTAGTTGATGTTGTAACCTTGTCGTATTCTTCTCGATTGTTGTCTTTCAACCATTGATGCCATACATCATAAAACTTATCGTCCGGTTTTAAACTAATCTTACCTTTGGTTTCTCCAAGAGTTTTCCAATGTGGTATTCCATTATACATTGAGTGAATACCATACAATGCAGTTGTAGAAAAACCAACTACGGTTTGTCCATATAGTTCTTTCCAAGTATCACGAATTGTTCCTGATGTAACCATAGCTGCTACCAACTTACCACCCAAGAAATTAAATCCAAGTGGTTGTGTACAACAAATAGTAGAACCGATTGCAGTATGATTTAGTCTTCCGTTTTTAAACTTATCATCTTTTGTCCAACCGATATACTCATCTCTAACTCCTAATGAAGTTACATCACTACCTAATGAGATTACACCCAATACCTTATTGGTGGTTTTGTCTTTAACGAAGAACTTTACATTACGACCTGGATTTGCTGTGAACTCCATAGAGTGAATCAATCGTCTTGTTAATATCCAATCATCTCCTGTTCCTTGTTCTACAACTTCTATGATTGGTTCGATTGCATTGATTTCTGATATAGTTAATTCTTTATTGTAGATGTCTGTTGGTGTCCAAAGTGTTTTTTCTAACCTATCAATACTATCTGCTCTATCCATATAGTATTGTGGTTCTTTATTAAATTCTTCCCACTTCTTCCATAATGTTGCTTCTTGAACTGATTGAGATTTTAGATAGTCCATATTGTTTATGAACTTTTGTTTTTCTCCGTCGTAGTCGAACTCGGGTTGTCCGAAAAAGTTTTCAAAACTCATTTAATACCTCATATTTTTTAATTATTAATGTTTAGTTATTTCTCTACAAATATAAATATAATATCATTGTGTAAAAATAGATTATTTTTTTTCTGTAACAAATTTTATATCTTCGTTTAGATTTGCTTTCTTAATCTTGGCACTTGAAAACATATATGGTTTTGTACCTGGTGATTCCAAGATATCAATACGATTTACAAATCTTTCGTTCATTGTATCTTTGACTTGATACACTCCGTCCTTTCCGTCAGTTCCGGTCAATACGATAAAATCTCCATAGTCTAACCAACCACCCCAGCGTTTTAATAAATTACGACTAACGGCAACATATCTATATTCTGATGCTTTGT